CCAGCAGCGTATGGAAATGAAGCGTGAGTCTTTGGCTGACAAAGCAATCTGGACTGCGAAAAAGCGATATATTCTCAACGTGCATGATAGCGAAGGTGTTGCGTATGCGAAACCTAAACTTAAGATCATGGGTCTTGAGGCTGTCAAGTCTTCAACACCATCTGCTTGTCGCATAAAGATTAAAGAGGCAATCAATATTGTCATGACGCAAACTGAAGATGATCTTCACAAGTTCATTGAAAAGTTCCGTCATGAATTTAAGACATTGCCTGTTGAGGATATCGCATTCCCAAGATCTGTGAATGGTCTGAAAGAATATGCTGACTCGGCGAACATCTTCAAGAAGGGAACACCAATTCATGTCAAGGGTGCTTTGGTTTACAATCATTTGCTGCGTGAAATGAAACTCAACAAACGTTACCAAGAAATTCAAGAAGGCGAGAAGATTAAGTTCATCTATTTGAAGCAACCAAACATCTACAATAATAACACTCTTGCATTCTTGTCTGGTATTCCCAAGCAGTTGGATGCTGAGCAATATATCGATTATGATTTGCAGTTTGAGAAATCATTCCTCGAACCACTCGATATTATTCTTTCTTCTATCAATTGGCAATCTGAAAAAGTTGAATCTCTGGATTGCTTTTTCAATTGAAATAGTTTATAATACAAATATCTCAAAACGGAGACATACCAATGAGCCTACTCGAAAAATTAAAGAAGAATACCACTATTAAAGATACTGCTATTCTTACCAAATCTAAATTCTTTGCTGCAAAGGATATGATTCAAACGACAATTCCAGTTGTCAATGTCGCTTTCTCTGGCGATCTTGACGGTGGTTTTACTCCTGGTCTTACAATGTGGGCTGGTCCGTCGAAGCACTTCAAGACTGCATTCAGTCTCTTGATGGCAAAAGCATATCAAGACAAGTATCCTGATTCTGTTGTTCTATTCTATGACTCAGAGTTTGGTACTCCACAAAACTATTTCACTTCGTTTGGTATTGATACCGATCGCGTTGTTCATACTCCAATCACGGACGTTGAGCAATTGAAGTTTGACATTATGCAACAGTTGACTCAGATTGAGCGTGGCGAGCGTGTGATGATCGTCATTGACTCAATTGGTAACTTGGCTTCGAAGAAAGAAGTTGAAGATGCGTTGGATGGTAAGTCAGTCGCTGACATGAGCCGCGCAAAGCAAATAAAATCCCTGTTCCGTATGGTGACACCACACCTCACCCTAAAAGACATTCCCATGGTTGTAGTAAATCATACCTATAAGGAAATAGGTCTGTATCCTAAGGATATTGTCGGTGGCGGAACAGGTTCCTATTATTCTGCTGATAATATATACATTCTTGGACGACAGCAGGAAAAAGATGGACAGGATCTTATTGGCTATAATTTCATTATCAACGTCGAAAAGTCTCGCTATGTACGTGAGAAGGCTCGTATTCCTGTCACTGTTCGTTTTGATGGCGGCATTAGCAAGTACAGTGGGCTTCTTGATATGGCTCTTGAGTCTGGTCATGTCGTAAAGCCAAACGTTGGTTGGTACGCTAAAGTCAATCGCACAACTGGTGAGATTGAAAACAAGAAGTGGCGAATGGCTGATACTGAATCACCTGAATTTTGGGATAGTATTCTCTCAGATGACACATTCAAAGATTGGGTGCGCAACAACTATCAATTCAGTTCAGCAGTCGCTGGTAATCTATCTGATGAGTTAGAAGAGTCGGAAGATGATTGAGAATCTAATCGCTAAACTACAATTTTGGTACGTCAAACAATTCTACAAAATTGAAAAGCAATATACTTTCTTCGTGGACCTCAATGGTCCACCTGGAAGTTTTGCTGTTAAATTCTTGGGAAAATATGATGGCGTGATCGTCGAGTTCACTGATGTGAAAGTTGGCGATGATGGTTTGATGACGTTTGATTATGATGTTATCTCAAATGTAAACAATGCAAATGTAAAGAGCAAATCGTTTGATCGATTTACTTCTAACGTGATGCGTAGTATACTTCTGAGTGCTATTGACAATGCGATGAAGGAAGGCAATGAAAACAGAAACACTGATCTTGTCGAATCTGATGCGGAACGAGTCTTTCATGAGGAAGACTCTACCATTCTTGAAGAAAGAGTATCTGAGCGAAAGCCACGAAAGAAAACTATTCGAGGAAATAAAAGAATTCGTTCTGAAGTACAACAGTCTGCCGCCGATGGCAGCACTGGAGATCAGCCTTAAAGAATCTACCAAACTCACTGAAGTTGAGTTAAATAAGTCACTGGAACTCCTCAAGGAAATATCAAGTGACAAATCAGAACAAAAACTCGAGTGGCTTCTTGACACTACAGAAAAGTTTTGTCAAGAAAAAGCAGTCTATAATGCTATCATGGACAGCATTCAGATACTCGATGGCAAAGATACAGCGAGGGGCAAAGGAAGCATTCCTACTCTTTTGTCTGATGCTCTGGGGGTTAGTTTCGATCCTCATATTGGTCACGACTTTTTGGATAATTACGCTGATCGGTATGATTTCTATCATCGCATCGAGAAAAGAATCCCCTTCGATCTTGAGTATTTCAACAAGATCACTAAAGGAGGATTGCCGCAAAAGACCCTTAACATTGCTCTTGCAGGTACTGGCGTCGGCAAGTCTCTGTTTATGTGCCATGTGGCTGCTAGTTGTTTGGTTCAGAACTACAATGTTCTATACATTACTCTAGAAATGGCTGAAGAGAAAATCGCTGAACGTATTGATGCGAATCTTCTCAACGTCTCTCTTGACGATCTCATGAACATGCCGAAAGACATGTATGAGAAACGTATGAGTAAAATTAAGACTTCCGTAAAGGGTAAGTTAATCATTAAGGAATATCCAACTGCGTCAGCCAATCCTGCTCACTTCCGTGCATTGATTAACGATCTGGCTCTGAAGAAGAACTTCCGTCCAGATATTATCTTTGTTGACTATCTAAATATTTGTGCGTCGGCTCGAATCAAGGCAGGTGCGAATGTCAACTCATATACCTATATCAAAGCAATTGCTGAAGAACTTCGTGGCTTGGCGGTGGAGAATAATGTACCGATCGTTTCGGCTACTCAGACGACTCGATCTGGCTTTAGCAACTCGGATCCTGGACTAGAAGATACTTCAGAATCATTTGGTTTGCCAGCAACCGCTGACTTCATGTTTGCTCTTGTCAGTACTGAAGAACTGCAGCAATTAAATCAGATTCTCGTGAAGCAGTTGAAGAATCGTTATAATGATCCAAATCTCCACAAGAGATTCACGATTGGAATTGATCGAGCCAAAATGAAACTGTATGATCTTGAGCAGAAAGCCCAAGATGCTGTGATGAAAGAAAGCGAATCAAAGCCCGTCTTTGATCGTGGTCGAAGCACAGATAAGTTTAAGAATCTGAAGGTGTAATGCAACTAAAGAAAATAGAAAAGAAGGTTTATGCTCTTGCCGAAAATTGGGTCGGAGAGAAACATATTCCTTCTATGATTCGTCAACTGAATAAAGCATTCAAACCATACATTGTTTGCTTTTCATCAGAAAGATTTGAGGGTGAATATTACCCTGATCATAATGTGATCGTAAATGGTCATTATTGCCTACGAATTTCGGATATAGTTCCAGAGCACATCTATATTTGTCTAAATTTTCCAGATGATTCTAAGAAAGTAATTATTACAGAAAAAGGTGCTCATAATCTTGCTGTAAAGATCATCCGAGCAATTCATCACGAGTATCGGCACAAGCATCAGCAGAAACAACGTCCATTGCTTTTACAGAAAGAATATAAGCCGAAGCCGAAACAGAACAAAATGAAGGCGATGTATTATGGGAATCCTGATGAACTGGATGCTCATGCATACGAAACCCAAGCGGAGAAATTAGATATAAATAAACTGAGGAAAGCGCATAAGATTGGCTGGAAAGAATGTGAAGCCATCTTTATGTATCGTCTGCATTTCCGCAGACAAGATCCTAAAGTTTGGAAAAGATTTCTAAAAAAGGTTTATAAATCTAATGAAAAAATTCAGAGAATACCTGAAGGAACAAGAAACCCATAGCAGTATTCAAGACTTCATGGGTTACTGCAAAGATAATTTGGGTATTGCTGAACTCCCAAGACTCGTTTTGATCAACGATCGCGGCATGGCTCGCGAGAATACCAGTTTTGGTGGATACTCTCCTTCTGAAAGAACTATTCATTTAAACGTTGCTGGTCGACATCTTGCCGACGTTTTGAGAACTTTAGGTCATGAATTGGTTCACCATAAACAAAATGAAGATGGAATATTGACCAGTTATGCAGGTGAGACAGGAAGCGAGTTTGAGAACGAAGCAAACAGTAAAGCTGGTGTCATCATGAGAAATTATGGTAAATCAAATCCTGCAATTTATGAGGAAGTTGAATTATAATTGAGGTTTTATGACTGTATTTGTGACTGGTGGTTTGGGATTTATTGGTTCTAATTTTGTAATCTCTCACCTTAAAAAATATCCTGATGAGAAAATTGTCATCATTGACAATCTTTCATATGCAGCGAATGAACAAAATCTAGATGGGTATTGGGGTGACTACCACCTTCAACGCAAACATTGCGACATTCGCAATTTTGGACATCTGGAGAGTTTGTATCATGATTACCAACCAAATCTTACTTTTCATTTCGCTGCTGAATCTCATGTGGATAATTCCATTCGCGGCGACGATATTTTCGTGGATACAAATATTACTGGAACCCACAACGTTCTCAAGTGTATTCGCAAACACGGCGGGAAATTAGTTCACGTTTCTACTGATGAAGTCTACGGAAGTCTAACTCACGAAGATCCTCCGTTCACTGAGAACACTCCATATAATCCTCGCAATCCATATTCTGCAACCAAAGCAGCCAGCGATCATCTTGTTCGCTCATATATCAACACGCATAATATTGATGCAATTGTAACTAACTGCTCTAATAACTATGGTCCTCGTCAGCATCGCGAGAAATTCATCCCAACAATCATTCGCCATATTCAAAATAATACACCAGTTCCTGTTTATGGAAATGGAATGAATGTTCGTGATTGGTTGTATGTTGAAGATCATTGCGAGGCTTTACTCGCAATCAAAGAAAACTGGAAATCAGGTGAGCGTTATAACATCGGTGGTGGTGTTGAGATGACCAATCTCGATATGGTCACTTTGATTCTTGACGTTATGGGTAAGCCAGTGCATATGTATCAATCATGGATTAATTTTGTGAATGATCGTAAGGGTCATGATTTTAGATATGCCATGGATGCGAGTAAGATTTATAAAGAACTAGGTTGGTCAGCAAAGACTAAACTTGCTGAAGGTCTAGAAAAAACATTGGAGTATTATAATGCGTAAGGGAATTATTTTATCAGGCGGTCTCGGCACTCGCTTGTATCCATGCACAAAAGTAATTTCAAAACAATTACTGCCTGTATATGATAAGCCATTGGTCTATTATCCAATCTCAACATTGATGATGGCTGGTATTCGTGAGATTATGATCATCACTTCACCTGCTGATCGTACACCATTTGAAAATTTAATTGGTAATGGATCACAATGGGGGTTGAATATCTCATATGCAACTCAATTAGAACCAAGAGGTATTGCTGAGTGTTTTCGTATTGCTGAAAAGTGGATTGGCAAAGATGATGTCACTCTTATTCTTGGCGATAATATTTTCTATGGTAACGAACTTATCAATCGATTCAATGCTGCTTCTTGGAACAATACTGGCTGTACTTTGTTTGCTTATCATGTTGCAGATCCAGAAAGATTTGGTGTGATTGAACTTGATCATAATGATGATCCTGTTAGAATTGTAGAGAAGCCAAAAGTTGCTCCAAGCAATTATGCAGTCACTGGGCTTTACTTTTACGACAATAAAGTAGTAGAATATGCTTGGAGGATAACTCCTTCAGCAAGAGGCGAATTAGAAATTACTGACATCAACAATCTTTATATGCAAGATCACAATTGCAAGATTGAATATCTGAATCGTGGTATTGCTTGGATTGATACTGGCACGTTTGAATCTCTTTCAGAGGCATCTGTATTCGTTGGTTCTGTTCAGCGTAGAACAGGAATGATGATTGCATGCCCTGAAGAAATTGCTTATCGTAATGCATGGATTACAGAAAATGAAATTCGTCGGGCTGCAGAGAAATATAGTAAGTCTGATTATGGTAGATATCTTGGACAAATTTTGAGGACGAAATAATGAGTGACGTGAAGCAAATGATTGAAGAATTGGTTGCCGCTGTTGGTACGCCGAAGTATGCATACAATTGCAAACAATTTAATCCTGAGAAAGACACAGTATTCTATTCTGGTCCTTATTGGGATGAAAAGGAAGTTATTGCTGGCGTCACTGCATTCTTAACAGGCAAGTGGCTAGTCTCTGGTGAAAATGTTGCCAAGTTTCAGTGGGCGTTTGGACATAAGTTCAATGTCAAGCATTGCCACATGGTCAACTCTGGATCATCAGCCAATCTTACCATGGTTGCTGCACTTAAGAAACGTCTAGGCTGGAAAGATGGTGATCAAGTCATCGTATCACCTGTTGGCTTCCCAACTACGATTGCTCCGTTGGTACAAAATGGATTGACGCCAGTATTCGTTGACATTGAAATGGATACACTCAACTTTAATCTTGATCATGTTGAGAAGTGGATCACTGACAAGACAGTTGCCATTTTCGTTTCACCTGTTCTCGGTAATCCACCTGATATGGATCGTATTGCTCGCATTTGTGCTGAGAATGACATTTATCTCATTGGTGATAATTGTGATTCTCTTGGCACAAAGTGGAATGACAGATTGTTGACTGACTATTATTATTCATGGACCACTTCTTTTTATCCAGCGCATCACATGTCGACTGGTGAAGGTGGTATGGTGTGCTCAAATGACGAAGAACTTATTAATACAGCGCGTTCAATTAGTTGGTGGGGTCGTGATTGCCGTTGTGTCGGTGCTGCTAATCTATTGGCTTGTGGCACATGCGGTAATCGCTTTGACAAGTGGCTTGAAGGTTATAATGGAATAATTGATCACAAGTATCTTTTCTCAAACATGGGATACAATCTCAAGCCATTGGATCTTCAAGGTGCCATCGGCATTGAGCAATTGAAGAAGATTGATGAGATTGATGTGAAGCGTCGGTTAAACTTCGAGCGCATTAAGAGTATCTTCTATCGTTATGTTCCTGGCGTTCGTGTTGCTTCTGCTCTTGATAAAGCAGATCCATCTTGGTTTGGTGTGCCGTTGATTACTGACACACCTGAACTGAAAGAAAAACTTCAAGCGTTCTGTGAGGCAAATCGAATTCAGACTCGCAACTACTTTGCTGGAAATATTCTATTGCATCCTGGCTACAAGCATCTTGATGATGCCGCGAAGTATCCAAATGCGAACAAGGCATTGAGCAACGTATTCTTCGTCGGTTGCCCACCGCATTACGGTGAAGATGTATTTGCTTACTATGAGAGTGTAATGTCCAAATGGCATTCGTAAATGTTTTCGGAGGACATGGGTTTGTCGGAAGCGAGTATTGCCGAGCCTCGAAAGACGGTCTCATCAAAAATCATAGAAACAATTACGAAGTATCAAGTGCAAATTGTGTTTACTTTATTAGTACCGTTGACAACTATAATGTACATTTCGATAATCAACTGGATATTAATACTAATCTCGTTGTTTTAATGCAGGTTCTGAATAGTTATCGAAAATATATTCAGAGAACTGGTGAGAAGGGCACTTTTAATTTTATCAGTTCTTGGTTTGTATATGGTCAAGACTCTGGGTTCGGTATTGGCTCTCGCGGAATTCCAGAAACTGATCCATGTGAACCGAAGGGATTCTACTCAATCACCAAACGATGCGCTGAGCAACTTCTCATATCATATTGTGAAACGTTTGATTTAAATTATCGGATATTGAGGTTAGCAAATGTATTGGGAAAACACGATAAAAAAGTATCTGCAAAGAAAAACGCACTTCAATACCTCTTGGGGGAAATTGCTAAAAACAAACCAGTGGACCTTTACGACTCTGGCTATTTTTATCGCGATTATGTTGACGTTAGGGATTGCGCTCGTGCTATCGATCTTTGCGTTAGACTTGGGGAACAAAATAGCATTTATAATATCGGGAACGGTAAGGGGATAATCTTCCGCGATATTCTCCGATATGCTCGAGATGCGATGGACTCTGCATCAGTGTTTAATACTATCGAGCAAAAAGAGTTTCATAAGAAAGTTCAATCCTCTCGCTCTTTCTTTATGGATAATACCAAGTTGGTGGCGCTTGGATATAGACCAGAACACTCTATTAACGAAACAATCGACGATCTAATTCAAGGAATATTAACTGATAAAAATAACTAAATAGAGTATAAATCTCCCATAGAGTGGAAGGAATTATGCTTGGATTTAGTCAATATCTCACTGAAGCCGCCAAATTCGAAACAGAAGATATTAATGGTGGACACGTTGACCATGTAGAAGATTTCTTTATCACACATGGGAAAGAAGGTTTAGATCTATCTCTTAATTTTCTAGATAATGTTCACAAATATCTAAAGGGTGAACCATCAGCCGCCAGTGTCTCTGTAAAGCACGACGGTGCTCCAGCCATGGTATTCGGTCGACTCCCAAACAAGAATGCCAAGTATACAGGCTATGCTCCTGGGCAATTCTTCGTTGCAACTAAATCCGCTTTCAATAAGACGACACAAAAGCTCGTCACATCTCCAGAGGACGTAGAGAAGCATTTCGGTGATCGTCCAGAACTTGCTTCTAAAATGCTCGCTGCATTAGAACATCTCCCTAAAGTCACGCCAATGAAGGGTATCTATCAGGGCGATTTCATGCATACACCTGATATGGTTACTCAAGAGGGAGATGAAGAGACTGGAGTTACATATTCTCTTAATCCACAACTAATCAACTATTCTGCTCCTGCAAACTCAAAGCTCGGACAGAAAATCGCTCAATCTAAATTTGGTATCGTTGTTCATACTGCATACCCAAATGCAAAATGGAAACCAAATGCTAAGACTGGCGAAATGATGTTGAATTTCCCAAAAAGACAATTCAATGTCCCATTAAGATCATTCGGTGCACATCCAGACGTCCATGTGATTGACCCAAGAGCATTGCGACCAAATCCAGAAAATCATGTATCTGACGCTCAAGCTGCATATGATCGTGCTGTTAAAAATGTCAAGATTATGTCAGAGAAACATGATTTCGATCATGTAATTCCTCACGGCGATCATTACTCAACGTATGTTAATGAAACTGTTCGCACTGGCGCACCATTAACATTCGAAGGATTCACTGAGCACGTTAATAATAAATTCGAGAAGAAAATTCAGAATCCAAAGAACGCAAAGAAAGCACAAAGCATCGCTCAGAAAAGAGATGAGACATTGAATGATTTAAGTATGAATTCTGTTAAGTGGCGTCAAACAATGCGCATTCACGACGCACTCAGTGAAGCCAAACATGCTCTATTGCCAGGTCTTGATACAAATGCTCAAGACAATCCAAATTTAATGCAAGGTTCAATCAGTGATCCAGATACAGGTGAGATTGTGAATTCACAAGAAGGTCATGTTGTCGTGATGAGAAATCCTCAAACAGGAAATGATGTTCCAACAAAGTTTATTGATCGCCCAACCTTCAGTCGTTTGAACTTTAGTCGTGCACGCTTTGCTCGTAATGCTGCAGCAGAACAAGAGACAGAACAATGAGAACATCATCATGGGAAAAAAATAAAGACATCATTGCAGGAACAGAAAGTTTCGATGATGATTTCGGCAGTGCATACGACAGAGTAGCCTACGATGTGCCAAATAAAGGCAATGCTGCTGGAATTAAGTTGCCAAAACGTGCATCAGAAATGACGATTGGTGAACTTGAAGATTTCTATGGCACTGCAAACAATCCAACAGAAGCACGATTACGTTCACAAGCATATGGCACAAAACGATTTGGCTCTGATAGTCCACAAGGAAAATATGGAAGTTCAGGCACAGGTAAATATCAGTTTGAAGTGACTACACTTTCTCAGACTGCAAAAGATCTTTATGGCGATAACTATAGAAATGTAGTTTATAGTCCTGACGAACAAGAAAAGTTAGCAAAACATTTGTATACAAAAAAGGCTGCAGAAGGTCCAGAGGCTCTTGGTAATACCTGGTTTGCAATGAAAAATAAAAGAGCAGCTGGTCCAAGCGCTGATGCATATGATTCTCCATCTTCATCTATAGCAGCTCCTGTTGTTGCAGCGGCTGCGCCAGTTGCTGCCTTTGCATCTTTTAAAAATAAAGATAAAGATGAAAAAGAAGAAGACGATTCATTATATGCCAATAGAGATGAAGAACCAGTTGGAACATTAAAACATATTGAAACATGGTTTAATCCAGAGTCTCGGCTCAAAAATATGCAAGCACTTTTAAATAAAGAAGTTGTTTTAAAAAGAAAAACAGAAAGACCTAAGACTGCTATTCGTTTTAAAGCATTTCGAAAAGCAATTCAAGAACAAATTATTATGAATGAATCTCTAGAAAAAGAGGACAAATAGTATTATGAGTGAGAAAGAAGTAAAATCTCATGCAATGTTGGTTGGTGGATTCTCACCATTCACCAAAGGACATGACGAAAACGTAAATCAGATGAAGTCTGGTGAGCACACCAGCGTTAATGTCTTCACAACGCAGTCTGCTCGTCGTCCAATCTCAGCAGAAAAGAAAGTTGAGTACATTAAAACTGCCGTTGGATCAGATGTAAACGTAGACACAACAATCACTCCATTACATGCTGCATCTCAAGTTTATTCCTCTGGTAAAAGAGGAAAGTTAGTTATTTACGGTGGATCTGATCGTTCATCTATTGCAGATCGTATCCGTGATTATAACAACAAAGAAGGTAAACACGGATTCTATAAATTCGATGATATCGAATTCAAACAAGTTGGTGGCGAAAGAAAGCAAGGAGCAAAAGGGCTTTCTGGTATTTCTGGAACAGCAGCACGTAATGCAAAGAATCCTCGTGAACTCAAGAAGTTCCTCCCAAAAGCATTACATCCACATGCCGAAGATATCTTTAAAGAACTAAAAGAAGAAGTATGTCCAACAGCATTCTTCCTCATTGGTGGTCCAGGAAGTGGAAAGGATTTTGTTCTCAAGAATACTTTTGCCAAGTATGATTTGATGGAAGTTCAGATTGATCAGGTTCTAAATGGAGCTGCAAATCAGTTGTTCGAAGAAAAGAAAAATCTTGTCATCAATGGTCCTATTGATCAAGGCAAGATTGAAGAAATTAAATCATTACATGAAGATTATAATTTCGATACAATTTACGTTTCAGTAACGAATAAAGTTAGCCGTCAGCGTAATGAGCAAAGAGAAAATCCACTTAATGAATCAAAAAGAATTCAAAAGTTCTTGAGCACTGAAAAACTTGTAGAATCTCTTGATGATGTATTTGTATTTAATAATTCAATGAATATCAATGCTGCAAGTGCATTTGAAAAATTAATTTTTGAAGATCAAACAGTTAAACTTGAACAGCGCATTCAAACTCATGGTATTGATCCAGTTGAAACACCAGAACTAAGATCATTCACTGTTCTAGCAGAAAGATTTAAGAAGCGTGTTGCAAAAGACAAAGAATCTGGATTACCAAAGAAATACGTTGCTGGATTAAGTTCATCAACAGCAAAGGCGCGTGCTGCACATTGGAAAGAAAAAGAAAAGTATTCTGATCGTGATTCACGAGCATATGAGCCAGCTCCAGGAGACGAAACAGCAAAAACGAAACCAAGCAAACATACATTGGCAATTCGAAAAGCAATGGATGAGGGTATTGATTTTGATAAGCCAATTCCAGCGAAAGTTGATCCAAGAAGAAATCGTGTTGCTCGCACTGGCAATATTACAGCAGTCATGCAGAAAAGAAGTATGTTAAAGAAAATTCGCATGATGTCAGAAACGAAAGAGTATAATCTAAAGCAATTAATCGATACAACAAAATCTATTACAAATCAATTATCGATTCCTGCAAACAGATTGAGCAATTTAGCTGAAGGAAGTGCAACATATTTGGATAATAATGTTTTGTGGGAAGCAGTAAAACATCCATCATCACAACGCTGGTATCTAACTGGTAATTACGCAGAGAATAACGATGAGTGAAGATAAGAAAAAAGAATCAAGCCTTTCTCTGTCAGCAAAGGCTAAAAAGTTTGGCGTGTCATTAGGCACACTTAAGAAAGTTTATAAGCGTGGTGTTGCTGCATGGAATTCTGGACATCGTCCAGGAACAACACCACAACAGTGGGGTCATGCGCGTGTGAATTCTTTCCTTCGTAAAGGCAAAACATATCACACAGCTGATAAAGATCTTAGAGAAGATTTAGATATTAATGAATTATTTGA